TACGTTGATAGATGCGAGTTCGATTTTCTGGATGCTGCCGCCGTCGGTATACCAGAAGATCATCGGGGGCGAGCCGCGCGCGGCGCGCACTTCGGGCGTGGCGTCCTGGATCAGCAGGAACCATCCCTGTTGTTCCACGGTGGACGCGATGTCCAGGCCCGCGGCGGTGTTCAGCTGGGCGCGCTGCGCCGATGACAGCGTGATGCCAGCACGGATCACGCCTGCATTCAGGGCGGCGCGGATCGGGTCCAGCGCGACGGTGCGCAGCATGCTGTAGCCCTGCGCGTTGTACGGCACCGACCGGGCATTGCTGAAAAACACCATGTAGGCCAGCTGCAGCGCGGCATTCAACCAGATTTGATTGATGTACGGGTCCAGCCAGCGCCAAGCGCCGGCAATGGCGCCGTTCTGCAGGTTGGTAAACTGCTGGTTGGCCGTGGCATACGCGCCGTAGAAGTTGTACCCATTGGCCAGCAGATTGTTGGCCACGGTGGCATCCGTCACGTCGGCAGTCAGTCCGGCTTGTGCCTTGAACGCGTAGGTGATGCGGCCATCGGTCTGGGTGAAGTCGATTGACGCGGTAACGCCGCAGACAAACGCGGCTTTCTTGCCGTCGCTGTCGAACAGCACGAATACGCCGTTGTCTTCTGCCGCCTTCACCTGCGCGCCGAAGCTGTCCGGCGCATCGCCCACGGTGGGAGCTTCGTCGCTGTCCCATGCGATGTACGCATAACGTTGGTTCGTGGTCTGCACCCACGCGGCAAAGGCCAGCTTGTCGTCCAGGTCCGGTTCCCACACGGTCATGAACGTGGCCCAGTTCTGGTTCACCGCAACGACACCGGCCAGCACGCCCGCGGCAGTCGCGGCAGCTGCGCCGTCGGACTGCACCGCGCCGGTGGCGCTGGTCAGCTTGAGGCCCGCGGCCAACGTGTTGGTGGCGAAGCCCACGGAGCTGTCAACCCCCGTGGTGGGTGACGTGACCTTGAAGGCCGCGCGCAGCGAATCGTAGGTGACAGTTGCGGCACTGGTGACCTGCACGGCGCCCGATGCCACTTCCTGCGCAGTGTCCACGGTGTACACGCCCACGCCGCCGGGCGTGCCGGACACCTGGGCCAGCACTGTGGTGCCCGCGGTGATGGTGTTGCCGCTGATGACATCGCCCACGTGGAGCGCGCCCGAAGCAACGGCCGTGATGGTCAACACCGTGCCGGCGCCCGGCGGCGTGCCGTCATCAATGGTGCCTGTGCCGTCGAAGATGCCGCCGGCCGTCTGCAGCCCGGCCTGGATGAGCGCGGCCGCATTGGAAAAGCTGGTAGCGCCCGCCAGATTGATGGGGGCCGAAATTACCGTTTCACCATCCACCGCAATGGTCAGCGAGCCCGAAAGGGCCTGCAGCTGCGCCAGGGTCATGCCCGACAGCGAACCGCCGCGCAGGTACCCAGCAACGGCGCCCGGGTTGTACTGCGCGAAATACAGCACGCTGGGCAGCGAAGTGCTGTTGAGGAACCCGCCGAAGTACACCGCGGCCAGCACGGCTTCGTCCGAAGTCGGCCCGAACCAGTCCTGCACGTCTTCCAACGTGGCGAACGCCTGCACGGTCCCGATAGGGATTGACGTGTCCTGCGTGAGAAACACGGCGTTGAGTGAAAGGGCGTTGCCGCCAGCACTCAGGACACCCGGGATGACGTTGACCAGCTGACTGGCGGGAATTGATGGGTTCATGTTGGCGGGTACCGTTCGTCTACGTTGATGACTTCCACGTCAGCCGCATCTGCGAACTGCTGGGGCAGGGTCGTTACAGGATTGTATTGCAGCGAGGCTAGCACAGTCCACCGGCGGTTATATTGTTCCTCGCCGGTCTTGTAGGGCATCTGGCGGGCCTGGTCGGCATACAGCGGCGCAGCCACGGGTTGGAGCTGTTCGCAGCCGTAGTCATCGCGCAACAACTTGCTGACCATTTTGGCGTTGTCGGCCGCCGTGTCGCCGTAAAAATCCAGCTGCACGTCCACCTGCGTCTGTTCCTGCACGGCACGCGTGCCCTGATCTTCGGGCGGCCCCGGGTTGCCGGTATCAGTGTAAGCGGCCTCATTCGTGGCCAGGCGCTGCTGTAATATTTCGGTCATGACCACGTAGGGGCCTTCCGGCGGCGGCACGCGGTTGTCCAGGCCCTGGATGACTTCCGTTCCCGCGGGAACTATCGTCAGGATGAACGCGCGCAACTTGGCGAAGAGCTGGTCCGTGTTGGGCAATACGATCATGGCGGCACCGTCACGCCGACCTGCAGCACAACGCCCAGTTTGCACCAGCCGGCAACGTCAGGCGTCCAGGTTTCCAGCACGCCCACCACCAGCCATTCAGCGTTCGCGCCGCCGCGCACCTGCGGGAACTGCAGCAGGTCGCCGCCCTTCACGTCGGGGCGCACCACGCCTTGGGTGTTGCCGAACATGTACACCGCGCGGGCCACGCCTTGGATGTTCTGCATATCGCGGTGCTGCAGGTCGCGCCAGGTCAGCGCCTGAACCTGTAGCTGCACGTCCACGGGGTCGGCATACGTGGGCACGCGCTTGCCGCTGGCGTCCGTTGTCGAACCCGTGCTGGCGAGATACACGCCCGCAATATCGGGGTTCACGCTGTTGATGGCACCGCGCACGATGCCGTGAAGGTTGAGGCCCATTTATGCGTCCGCCGGTTCGTCGGTCACCACGAAACTAACAGCTTGCCGCATGTAGCCCGTGTGCACCAGCGGCTTGTTGAAGCCTTTACGCTTCACGGTATAGGGCGCGTTCGGCGGGTCTTGCCATTCGTTGATGGACTCCACCAGCTGGCCCTGGATGTTGCGACCCATGAGGTTCAGCACCTGCTGGCTGTCGTAGTTCGTGGCCTTCGCGATTTGCCCCAGCTGGTAGCCCCACGCGGGCGATTGCTTGGAAATCATCGTGCGAAAGAACGGCCGCGCGGGCGCCCGACTGGTACCGAACTCATTCCAGAATGCGGCCTGTGCGACGGATAGCCCCGGGGTGTCGTCATCGTCGCCACCGGGATATCGGACGCCTTCCAGGAATCCCACGCTGACGGTGCCGCCGGTGCCCAGCTTGCCCGCCATGTTCTGCAGCCACGCTTGCAGCCCTTTGCCGCCCGTGATCGTCAGCGACAGGGAATTGTTGGCCACGGGTCACCCGCAGCCGTTGCCGTAGCACCCGAAGCCTTGGAAGCCCGGCGGGAGCCCGGCGAAGTCCGCGCACACCGGCGGCGCCGGCACATACAGCGCCTGACGAAACGCCGCGGTGGATTGCCAATACAGCGCGCCGAACTGCGTCTGCATGTAGTACGCCTGGCCATAGACCATCGTTCCCATGTCGGCATCAACCTTGACGGACCCTTCCTGCGCGCTGCTGATGCGGCCGACGATGCCCGCGGGCGGCAAGCCGTCAATGCCATTCAGTAGCTGGGTGATGTGGGCCACCAGTAGGTTGAGCAGCGTTTCGCGCATCGCCGCATCGCATACCCGGCTGCCGCAGCTGTTGTTCAGCTGCAGCGTGGCCAGGTTGAAATTGACGGCAAGCGCCCCGTCCGCCACGGTGCTGAACCGCGGGAAAGCCGTCTTGAAGGCGGCAGAATCGAACACCACAACGCCGTGCTGCGGCGGTGTCGAAGGCGGACAGGGCGCAATACTCATGGCACGTTACCGCGCAGCCTGCCGGCGCTCTTCCAGGTCGCGGTGGCTCTGCTGCATGTGGGCCTTGTCCACTTCGATGCCCTTGGGCGGCTTCGCAGGGTCCAGCGGTTCCAGGCCGGTTTTGCTGGCCTGATCGTCCAACGCGCGGGCGCTGGCGTTTTCCACTTTCTCTTCCACGAAAATGTGCTTTTCCTTCACGGCCGGCAGCCATGAATGCTTTTCCATCCACTTGTCCATGAAGGCTTTGGGGACGGACGTAACGCCGTAGTTGGTGCCGGGAACGATCAGCGCGCCTTTGGCATTGGAGCCATTCAGCGTGACCGTCTGGTAATTCTGTGAGCCTTTCTTGCCCAGTTCCAGAACCAGACCGTTGGGGAGTTTGCATCCGACGATGACAGTAGTTTCGCTCATTGGGTCGCCTTGCTGTAGGTAGAAATGATGGCGAGCCCACCCGGCGCCGCGTTCGTGCACACATACCACGGGGTGAGTTCGGCGCCGTCAGCTTGCCCGGACAGGGCCGCGCCGTCAACAAGTCGCGCATAAACGCGCTCGCCAACACGTGCGCCACCTTCGAAATACGCCCAGAAATCGCCAGCCTTGCACAACGTGACTTGATATCCGGGCCGGATGTAAACGCGGCGCAACGTCCGGCGCACCGGATGCACACCGCCCCACACGGGAAGCACGAACCCCAGTAGCTGGGCGTCATTCGTGCGGGTGTTGGATGCCAGGCCGGTTTCGGTGTCGGCCCAGCCGAACACGCCCACCGCGAGGCCGTCAGGATCAGCTGCCCTTAACGCAGCAACCCCCGCCAGTGTGACCGGGCGGGGGTTGGAACTTGCGAAGGCGCCAGGGGCCGCCAACATCGCGGGTTAGCCCGCGCCGATCATCGAAGCGATGGCGAACGGCTGGAAAATCACCGTGCCGAACGTGCCCTGGCTCTTCTTCTGCGACCAGGACGAATGGCCGACCACCACCGCGTGGGCGCGCATCTTCTCAGTGAACGCCGTGGTAGCAGTCTGCTGGCCCTGCACCTGGTTGAAGATCAGCTGCACCAGCTCGCCGCTGGCGGTGCCGTATTCAACGGCGGTCTTCACTTTCAGGTTCGGGAAGTTCTTCTGCAGCTGGTCCCACACGTTGACGTTGAACTGGTTGGTTTTGTTCAGCGCAACCGACAGCACCGGCGACATGGCCAGCGTGCAAGGCGTGTCCACGTCAATGGTGCCATTGCTCTGCAGCTGGGCCTGCACGTACAGGCGGCGGATGTCTTCATAGACAACCTCGCCAGTGGTGGCGGCCGCATTCCAGGCAGCGGTAGCCACGATGGACGGCGGCAGGCTGGGGTCATTCAGCAGGCCGTAGTTCTGCAGGCCGGCGACGCCGAAGAAATAGGTAGCGTTCTGGTACTTGTTCAGCACCAGGATGCTGGCCTCATTCACCTTGTTGGCCCAGTCCACGCGGGCGTTGCCAGCGCGCGCCAGCTGCAGTTCGCCCCAGTTGGTGAACACCTGGTAAAGGTAGCTCTGCCGCTGCGGGAAATTCAGGTTGGCGTCAGCCATGCCGTTGTTGTTGAAATCACCGTAGCTGGACACTTCGCCGGTGAGCTCCACGGACATGAACGTGGCGTAGGTGGTCGTCCAGTCGCCCTTTTTCTCTTCGCTGCCCACAATTTCCGTGGCGCGCATTGGGCTGACCAGAATCTGGATGATGCGCGGGTCAAAGTAGTTCGTGAGCCATGCGGGAATGCCCGCATTGTTCACGGTCACCAGTTCCGGCTGCGCGTCACAGGCATAGTTGCCGTTTTCGTCCCGCAACACTTCCGTTTCGTTGGCGGGGTTCAGCAGGAAGCCGACCTTGCCCAGGGCAGAGTCAAAGCTGATGCCCGCACGGCGCTGCAGGTCGCGCAGGATTTCGGCCGTTTGGCCAGCTGCGACGGCTTCGCGTACCCGCGCGGAGTCGAATGCCAGATTGCGAATGTTCATGATGTCTACCTTTCGAACTGAAACAACGTGTGGGCAGGTTGGTGGATGGGGTTAGTACGTGCGGCTGATCTTCACCAGGTCGCCGTGGCTGAACGTCGCCGTGAAGGCGGCAACGGCCGGGCCAATGCTGTTCACCTGGTAGGTGCCAGCGCCGCCAGGCGTGCCCGACAGCTGGGCGCGAACGAAGAGGTTGTCCGGCACGCCCGTGCCGCTGACATTGTCCCCGATCTGGATGGAACCGGAGGCCATCGCAACTACGGTCATGATGCCGGTCCCGGCCGCAATCGTGGTGGCGTTGTTGCTCACCGCGTTGGCATCGCGCGAAGACGCGGCAATGTAGCCGCTGTCCACGGCGGCCACCTGCACGGCGCCGCCCGGGTTGTAATCCTGCGCGGTGTCCACCGTGTAGGTGCCCACGCCGCCGGTGCCGGTGCCCAAGGCGGTGATTTTGGTTCCGGCAGTGATGCTTCCACCCTGCAGCACGTCACCGACGCGCAGCGCGCCGCGCGTGACAGCAGAAATGGTCAGCGTGGTGCCCGCAGCACCGGCGCCGTTGTCGATTGTGCCCGTGCCATCGAACGCCAACGCGTTGGTGGTCGGCTCGCCGGTGTCCCGGTTGGCATAGATCGTATCGCCCGCATCCACTGCGCCGGCTTCTGGCTTGCACCAGAAATCGCCATGCGTGAACAGGGTCACGGGGAAGCCGGCCTGCACGGCAAGCCGATCCTGCCCCAGGAATTCGATGATGACCGTTTGCAGTTCGTTCGCAACGAAGCCCAGCACGCCGCCGTCCACGTTGCTGCCTTCGGCCACGCCGGTGGACGCAGCCCAGGCGAAATTCCCGACGATGACCGCATGCACAGCGCTGGCGATGAGGGCGCCAGGGCCAGCAAGGGCGGTCGCCCGCGGGTTCATGGAAGCGAAGTCGCCAATTCCAGCCGGGGCCGGCTCACGATTGACGAAACCCTGAAAACCAGTGCGTTGAACGGTCATGGCGATAGCCTCTTAACGGCGAATGTTGGCGACATTGGGGAAACAGTCCACGGCGGTGACACGGACCGGCGGCGCCGAATCCTTGGCCACCGTGGGGGCACTCTTGACGCCCGCATACAGGGCGGCCAGCGCGGCGGCGGGCACGTCAGCATGCGGAATCTTGAGCTGATCCAGCGCGAAGCGGTAGACCGCTTCCGCCGAATCGAGCGCGACGACGCCGCACTTTTCGGCAACGGCTTCGCGCGCTGTGTACAGGGCATGCACTTCGGCGCGGGCCGCGTCCACCGCGAGGGCGACCGCTTCGGCCTTTGCCTTGTCAGCATCTGCCACCAACAGGTAACCATCCCGCGCGGTCAAGACCGCGGCATCAATGGCCGCCTGTATCGTGGCAGCATCAACAGCAGCGGAGGGCTGGCGGCCTTCGGTCGCAGCGTTCGGCGCTTTCTTGTCCTTCGCCGCACGGGCGTAGGCTTCGGCGGTCTGCTCTTCCGTCAGGGAATCGCAGCCCAGTTCCTTCATGTACGCGTCCCGGGCGGCAGTCATTTCCTCTTCGGAAAGTGCGTCGGCAGCAGGCGGGGTCAGTTCCTTGTCCAGCGCGCTGTCAAGCGCAGCCATTTGTTCCGGCGTCGCAACGGACGACAGGATGGCGGCAAGGGCGGTCACGATGGCAGGGCGTTTCATGGTCATGCGCAGGGCTCCGTCAGCTATTACTACATCGGGGCCCGCGCGGCCTTTTTCGACTAGGGCAACATGATTGGCCTGTATCGGGCCTATCATCCTGCCATCGAACCGGACGCCGTCCGGTGATGTACCGGGAATCATAGATGCAACATAACGGTACGCGCAAGACAATTCTTTGCGCTCGCCGTCGTTGATTCCATCAATGGCGCCCTGGGTCCACACGGTGACATCCGCTACCAGGTAGGGATGCTCATAGCGGGCATTCGAAACTGTGCCACCCACGCGGTCGGACGGGAAATCATCGGCGGACACCAGGATGTGGTCCACGGTCAGCGGCACGTCATTGAACGTGGACGCCGCCTGCGCGAGCGCTTGCGGGTCGCGGTACAGCCGATAGATGCGGTCTGGGTTGAGTCCCAACGCCTGATAATCAGGGATTTCCCGGCCGAGATACGGGCACACGTTGGCCTTGCTGATCTTGCAGCCGGGGACGCGCAGGCGTCCATCCTGGTCAATCGTGCGCTTGTCTTGGGCCATGGTCATGCGGGCCATTATGTCGTGGACAAAAAAATGGCGCCAGTGTTACCTGGCGCCAAGTATCACGGAAGGGTTCAGGGAGGGAAACCCAACCTTGCGGTTACCGGGTGTCTCGGCCCGGTCCGTGAGTCCGTCAGCGTTTGGAAATGGCCTTTTTGCGCGAGCGTGGGGCCTTTGGCATGGCACGCTTGGCCTTGCGCGAAGTTCGACGGGTGCCAATGATATGCCAGCGGCGATCATCAGGCGAGCGCAGCACGTCTTCGGGCTTCAAGCCGCCACGAAGACGCGCCACGATCTTGTCCAGCTCTTTGCCGATGACGACCGGCAACGCTTCGGGCGGTGGCTCCAACACTGCAGCAGGCGCCAGCGGTGCGCCGCCGTATTTCTCATGCAGGATTTGCGACAGCGCGCACGCACGCCACGCGTTCGCGTTGGCTTCGGACAGCAACAGCCGCACCAGCTGTTCGCGGCACTGACTCGGCGCACCGGGCGCCATGCGGTCCAACGCGGCTTCAAAGTCAGCCATGTCCATCAAATGCCGACGCTGACAGCTGCGGTGATCGTTCGACAGCCAACGCTTGTGCATCGGCTTGCCGCCGGTGTGTTTCGCGCCGGCTTCATAGCTGTGCAGCGCGATGCCCGCGAGCGCCGCGGGGAAGTAGTCGTCAAGGAATTCCGCGAGGCCGTAGCGCTTGCGCTCGTTGCTATCGGTGGGCAACGTGGTTTTCATTGCAGCACCCCGTGCAGGCGGTAGAAGTTCATCAAGAAAATGCGCTCCGTGTCCTTGGGGTCTGTCCACGGGGTGATGATGCGCGGTCCCTTGCCGTAGAACGTGGCGCACTCTTCGCGGAAGACAGCATCATCAATCGGCTTTGTGAGGGCCAACAGGTCCGGGTCCAACCCGAACACGCACAGCACCAGCTTGCCCAAGTCGTGGTCAAGGTCGCGGTACCACTTCATGCGCGGGTCATATTTCACCGGGCTGGCTATGTCGTTCAGCACATATTCGGGCGCGTCGTGGAGCAGGTGCGCCAGCTGTAGCGGCAGCGAGTGCCCCGCGGCCTCCGAACGTTCCATGCAAATGATGGAATGCTGGCCCACGCTGTAGTGGTGCGGACACGCGCCGGTGTATCGGGTAATCAGTGAAAGATGGTGGGCAATGTCTTCGATGCAGACATCGCGCGCCCGCATCGCCAGCGGGTTGACATATCGGCCGGTGAAGGTCCGAATGCGCCCGGCCTTTTCCTGGGCGATACGTGGCGCCGTGTTGATCCACTCAGGCTTGTTAAGCCGCTTCATATTGGCCGCGTGAAACGTCGCAATTGTTGAAGTCATGGGCCGCAATCTAGCGACCTTTGACCGTGGCGTCAAGCGCGCATTTGCCGCCGATCTTTACCAATAGCTGGCGCTTGCTGTCGGCGTTGATGAGAATATCCGCATTGAGCCACGACGACGGAGCGCCGGCCGCATATCGCGGGTTCAGTATCGAGTTCGTGCCGGCCTGCGACGCGCCCTCATCCTCGCCAGGTGAATGGCTATGGCCGCCTGCGGTCTTGACGCCCAGGCGCCGCATGTTCTTGATGCTGCCGCGGGCGCCGTTCGGGCCCTTGTCGAAGTGATAGCCGCACTCAATCTCACCGACCATATGCGACTGGCCGGCGGGCAACACGATGACCCCGGGCAGATTCGCCTTGCGCATCCAGTAGCCGAACGCATCGGGATAGCTGGCGCCGTTTTTGGCCATTTCTGCCGCGCGCACCATGGCGGCCGCGGTGTCCAGGTAAAACTGCGCGTTGATGGGGTCGCGCTTCCAGTCTGCCTTGCGAATCCAACGTGTGAGAAAATCATCATGGTTGCTGCCCACGATGGTGGCCGTAACGCCTTTGCGCAGGCGAGCGCGCACAAACTCTATGGCCTCTTCGACTTCCTCCCGCACGTTGGCCATGCCGCCTGTATAGCGCGCAACAGCGGCCACGGGGTCGTCCATTTCGTGCGGGTTGCAAGTCTCGCCGTCCAGCAGATCGTGATAGAGAATTTCCCGGGCGCGCGTCACGTCCAGAATTCCGCCGGGCGCAAAAATGCCATCCACGGACTTGCGGCACGCGCGGCGCACGTGCATGTCACCCATGACCAGGCCCAGCGCGGGCGGGGCCACTTCGTGCGACTTCGCGCCGTAGCGCGTGCCGTAGTCGGTAACCGTGCGGGTTTTCTCATCGAAGTGCAGGCGCCGCGCGTAGAACGTGCCGCCGTCCACTTCGATCAGCACGGCCGATAGCGAATGATGGAATTCGCCGCGCACCTTGCCCACGCGGGTGTCCGTGTAGTTCGACACGGTGCAGGCCCCGCTGGTCATCATCAGTTTGGCCATTTTGTTCTGCGGCGTGGCCACGCTCTTTGTCTGCACGCGCACGTGCGGAATGATGCCGCTTGAACCCTTGGAAATACTGTCCGCGTCGCCCAACGGGTTGCTGTTGGTGGGCTGTGTCTTGATGTCGGCCAGCAACGTCAGGTTGCGGTTCACATCGAAGCGCCGCGACCACAGGAACGGCCGCACGTCGGGCGCCCACCATTCTTCGTTCTGCTGGCTGCCGGTCCACCGGCTGGTGGGGTTCTTGTAGCGCAACGGCATCACAAGAATTTCGGCGCCGATGGCGTCCGACATGTAGCGCAGCACGCGCCAGAAGTGCGCATTTACGGGCGTGCCGTTCTGCGCGGCCGTAACTATGAACCTGCTGCACTTGGGCAGCGGGCGGTCATACACCGTGCTTTCGTCCAACCGCTCAAAGGTCGGATCATGCGCGGCCCGGAAATCCTGCAGGTTCTTGTTCGCCATAGCCCTTTACTCTGCAGCGGTAACGCCTTCCACTTCAAGGAATTTCGTCGCGGCCTTGGCGGTGGCAACCCATACGCGCTTCGTGGTGCCGTTGCTCTTGATGGCCACCACGTGGGCCTTGAACTTGTCCCGGTACTGGCCGAATTCCGCCTGGCTCACGCCCACCAGCTTGATAAATTGGCCCTCATATTCCCAGTGTTCGGGGCCGTTGTCCTTGGCCATTTTGACCAGTGCCGCTTCGATCTTCTGCGGGATGGTCACGGATTTGTCATGGACGGCGCGAAAATCGGCCAGGCTCTTACCTTTGGGCATGTGCTTTGACTCCACGGTCAGGGGAGGGCGAAAGTATCAATCTTTGACGGCGTGGGCAAGCCCGTGCAGACGAATCACCTTGCACACGGCCAAGTCCGCCAGCTGCACGCGCTCGATTTCCACGCCGTAGCGCCGCGCGGTATTCTGCCGGCAAGCCTTCGTCAGCGTTTCGTTGGCGTCGTGTTTGCGCAGATCGTCCCAGTCGGTGGCGGCAACGTGTTGGCCCACGGCGCCGCTGCATGCATCCAGCAGCGCATGATCCATGTTTTCCACTTCCAGCAGGGCTTTGCGCACGTTGCCAATGTTGGCCGTGATGACGGCCGTAACGCTCACCGTGCGCCCGTCTTTCGTGGTCAAGGTCTGCGGGGGCAACGTGTGGGTGCGGGTCACTACGTTGTCCACCATCACGTGGTCAATGGCAAACGGAATGCACCAGTGAAACCCTGGGCCTAGCTCACGCTTGAAGTGGCCGAAGCGCAGCAACACGCCGCGTTCGTATTCGTTCAGCACGGCCCAAGGAATGAAGAAATTGACGCACTGTATCAGTACGTCTATCAGCCGATCCATTAGCGGGGTCATCAGCCCAGCCCCGGAATAATAGGCTTCATCACGCAGCGGCAGTTGATGAGCTGGCCCGGGTAAATCCATTCCCCCACGGCTTTGTCATACATGCCTTTGGACAGCGAATAGCGCTTGCCATGCATCGCCACGTGGGTGGGTCGCGGCTCTTTGCCAGCGTGCGAATGCAGCCAGATGCCTTCCTTTATACCCATTTCCTGGTCCCGCACGCGCTCAATGATGGCCTTAGCCTTGTTGTTCTGGTCGCGTGCGATGAGCGCCGCGCGCCGGTGCGCAATACCGTATTTCTTCTGCAGGCCACGCGTCAGGTCCGACAAGTCGCCGCCTTTCAGCACCGACTGCCACACCTGCGTTTGAACGTCTTTCAGGTACTGCTGCGGAATCGACTTGATGAGCCCGACATTTTCCGCCACTACGGCTTCGTAGGCGGTGATGCTGGACGCGGTGGGCTTGAACGCCACGGTGAAGCCGGCCTTTTTAAACGCCTGCTGCATGGCCGACTGCGTCGCGCGGAAGTTCTTATCCGCGAACTTTTCGGCCAACGTGGTGGACAGTTTGTCCAGTTTGCGAATCCATAGGCCGCCCCATTTTTCCAGGGCTTTGCGCAACAGGCTGATGCCGCGGCCGCGCTTGGCGTCGGTGGCCATGGCCTGCTGCATCTTCCATAGCGTGGCGCGCACGCCCGCGTGAAGGTCGGATTTCAACAGTGCTTCCCGTGGGAACAGCCACGCGTGCATGTCGTGCTCGCCGTTCTTGAAGGGCACAAACCCCGTGGCCACGAAGCATTCGAACGTGTGGAACTGCACGCCGCCCACCACCTGCACGTCAATCACGTGCAAATGCTGGCCACCGGCCCAGCCGGTTTCCTCGCTGGCCTCGCGGCGCGCGGCGCCTTCGATGGTTTCGCCAGGTTCCACCATGCCGCCCGGGAAGGCCCAGCCCTCGCCGTCGGTGCGCCGCATGAACAGCACGCGGCCGTCACCATTGCGGAACATGACGCCAGCAGCCAAGTGCGCCGCGACCGCGTCAGACGCGAAGCCAATATCCGGCGCGTCGGCCTTCCAGGCGGCGGTGATGTCGTGGGACAGCATCGTGTGCATTTCGTCCACGATGCGTTCGAGCTCGCCCCTATACCAGACTTCCACCCCGGCGTTGGGCCAGACGGGTGGGGCGGTTACGGGCTTTTTCGGGGGCGCGGCCATGCGCCCAGTTTACAGGTGAGCGCGCAGAATGTAGCGCATTACCCAGACTTTCCAGGGCTTGGCGACGATCATCACCAACTGCTGTTTCTTCTGCACAGCCAGCTGCAGCGCCGGCAGCGCCTGTTTGGTAATGAAATTGTGCAGGGGCATCGGGTCGCCCGCGACGGGCACCACCTGCGTTGTAATCAGCTTGCCGTTGGCCCCGCGGGCATCAATTCGAACGGATGGGGTTTGACTCACGTGTTGCGCTCCCGTTGGTGATGGCTCGCCCCCGCCACAGTCGGGGGTTGACCGTGGCGGGGGTGATTACAGGGCTACGTATTTCGAATAGCCCCAGGCACTGGGCGCAGACTACGCGGGACTGACCCGCGCGTCAATTATGGCATGGCCCAAATACGGCCCATCGTGATGCTGGTGTCGTTGGCATTCGTGCCGTTCGTCGTCACGCGGAAAGTAGGCGTGCCCGACCACGTGGCCGTGACCGACGCGTAAGCCGTGAAGGTCTTCACCTGCCCAGGTGGCGTGGTGGACGCTGCGTCCTGCGCCGTCATCGTCACCGTGCAACGTGCTGTGGTGGCGCCACTGCGGATGCACATACCGTTCGCCTGCCAGAAGCCTTGCACGCCCGTATTCGTGCCGAAGGCGCCCGAATCCAACAGCGACGTGGACGCGTCCCCAAATTCGATGGTAAAGCGCTTATCCGTGGAGCTGGTAGCCGCCACGGTTCCCGCCACCGAAAAATGCACGGTCTGGCCATCGGCCGTCAACGTGTTGGCTGCCAGGCTCGTTGTCCATACCGTCGTCTGGCTGCCGGCGCTATTGCCGGTCGTGGTGATCTTGTTCGCAATACTGGTAATCGCGCTGTTGGACCACGTGGGGGCGCTGCCGCTGCCGGCGCTGGTCAGCACCTGGCCGGCTGTGCCAGTCGCCGTGCCGGTGCTGCCGACCGACCACGCGCCATTGTTGAGGATGCGCAGACGTTCCGTCAGCGTGTCAGCCGCAGCAGTCTGCAGGATGATGACGCCACCATTGCCGCTCGCGCTGCCGCCGCGGCCGCCGTTCAGCACCAGGTTCGCGCCCGTTGCGCCACTGCTGGCGCCCGCACGGCCGCCAGAAATCGTCACAAGGCCGCCAGTGCCGCCGCGGATACCGGAGCCGCCCAGCAGAGTGATGGGGCCGCCGTCACCGTCCACGGTGGCGTGCTTTCCGATACCGCCGGTCAATTCGACGCCGCCGCCGGTGCCGTTCGTATTCGAGACACCGCCCGTGATGACGACGCGGCCACCCGCGCCGCCCGAAGCGCCACCAGTGCCGCCAGTGATTTTCACATCAGGCCCAACGGTGGACGTGCTGTTGTTCGTATTTCCGGCGTTGATGATGACATCGCCGCCCTGTCCGGACGTTTGCGTGCTGCCCAGAATGGAAATGGTGGGCGCAGTGCCCGAAGTGACATCGGCCGCCTTCAAGGCGCCGTTAACGCTCGCTGATCCAAGGGTAATGGTGCGCGTGCCGCTGTTGCTATAGGTGAAATTCGAATCAGCGCCGAACGATCCGGAGCTGTTGAACTGCACCTGCGTGTTGGAGCCCGCAGGAGTACCGCCGCCACCTGCAATCGTGTTGCACCCGAAATTGTTGGTTGCCGTGCTGTACGTGACCGCGTTGGTTGCACCAGCGCAATCGGTGAGGCCCTTGGACTGCCACGTGGTGCCATTGCCCACCATGACGTTGTCATCAACCGCGGCCGTCAGGTTCGTGCCGCCGTTGGCAATGGGGAGCGTGCCCGACACTTCGGAAGCCAGCGCCACGTTGCTGGCGGTGAAGCCCGAACCGTTGCCGTGAACGACGCCTGACAGGGTGGTGGTAACTGCCAGCGTGCCCGACGTGGTGACGGGCGAGCCGCCCACGCTCAAGCCTGACGGCATGGTCAAACCCACGCTGGTGACAGTGCCCGATCCACCGCCGGCCGCCTGGCAGCTGCCATCGGCGCGCAGGAACGTGGTGGAATTACACGTGCCAGTCCACAGGCTGATGACATCGGACGACGCCGCCGCGGTGAATGGTGACGTGCCGTTGCCTTTCAGCAGGCCCGACAGAGTAGCCGCACCCGTGCCGCCATTGGCCGCACCCAGCTGGCCCGCAACGTTCGTGGCAAGGTCCACTTTCGTGCATTGGCCATTGCCGCGCAGCATCGTGGTGGCATCGCACGTTCCGCTGAACTTGCCCAGGATTGTGCTGCTGGTCATCTGGCCGAACGTATACGTGCTGATAGCGTCCGGCGTGGTCTTCACGGTCACGCCCGACTGCACAGCCGGCACGGGCTCCGTGCCCGCCAACGCAGAGCCCGCGGGCAGCGCGCTGATTTTCACATCGGCCAAGGCCAGCGGTGCGACAGCGATCAGGGCCGCAGCGAGCAATGCGGCACGATGCCGCCCGTAAAACATCGTCTTCATGGGTCTAACCTCAGTGGGTCGTTGGATTCGGTCGTGAGCGTGTCGCCGGCTTCGGTCAGCAGGCGAAAGACTGGGAAAGCATACTCCACCAGCAGGCACTGCCCCAGCTCCGTGTTGAGCGTGGCGCAACCCGTCAACGCCACCGCGGCGAGCGCGGCGGCAACAAGTCGGCGTTTCTTCATGGCGTGTCAGTCTCTGTGCGGATGGGGTTGCCGGATTCGGTCGTGATGGCAATTCCCGCTTCGGTGACGATGGCATGCGACAACACGGGGTCCGCCTGCAGCTGCCCGGGAATCATCAGCTGACCTACGCCGCCCATCATGCCCGCGTGCACGGCGAGCGCCACCAGCAGCAGGAAGAGCAACAGAACGGCAACGACGAAGGTGCGGTGCACGCGTGCGTCACTCGATGATGACGGCGACCTTATCGCCAGGTTTCACCACGAAGTATTCGGTTTGACCCGCAATGAAGCGCATGGACGTGGCCGTGGCGGTGGGATTGGTGCCCCCCACAACAATGTGGCAGGCAATATCTGCATGCAATCGGACAAGACCCGTTGCGGTGTTGAAGGCGGCGGACTGGGCGCTAACGCCGCCAATGCTCACGGTTTGGTTGGCCGTCGCGGGCATGCGGGCGGCCTGGTAATACACCGACGTGGGCGGTGCGCCGGCAATCTCCGTCACGTACAGGGTGGCCGACAAGGCGGGCAGGGCGCACAGCGCGAGGGCAAGCGCGGCAACAATTCGCTTCATGGGGACGAACTCCGGGCGACGATGGGGCGAGCGTAGGCGATCAGTTTGCCTTGCCCTTGTTGCCCTTGTCCAGCTTGGCCGCGTGGGCCGCGTTTTCCTGTTCCCGCTTCTGGCTGGCGTCGGCCGACTCTTCGCCGCGTTCGTGGTCTTTCTGTTTGCCCTCTTCGGTGAGTTCCGCTTCGTGTTCGGCCAGTTCCATTTCGTCGGGTACGCCTGGCGCTTCGCCCTTCAAGAACGTGTAGCCGCTGCGCGGATTGTTGCGCAGGCGTTGGCGCTCTTCGTCCTGGGAAATGACGCCGCGGTCAATGAGCTGGGCGCCCACGTCGCCGTCAGCCTTGCGCATTTCGGATTCTTCCTTGTCGGTGGGCGAATCCAGCGGCACCCATTCGAACCCTATTTTATCGTTCACCTTACCCCACAAGTGCAGCTGAACGATACGCAAAATAGTCTTCATGTGCGCGCCCAACACAGCCACCTGTTGGCCCGCGATGAAGTCATAAAACACCTTGATTTCCCCTTCGCTGGACGCGTTGAGGCCCGAAGGCGTAATGCCAGTCAGCTTCACCAGGGGAATGTGCGTCGGCGCCGCCATGTGTTCCTGCGCCTGCGCCTGCAGTTTGTCCAGGCTGGCCAGCGGCACGTTGATGGCGTCCAGCTCTTCGCTGTCCTTGTCGTGGACAAACACGCCGCGGTTGTCGCGCGCCTTGTTGAAGATGGCCAGGCGCGTAAAGAGGCCGTCACCGTTGGGCTGCTGCTGCAGCGTGGCCTGCATGTTGGTGGCCAGCTTGATGATGGAAAAATTGCTGATGAGTCGGTTTACGCTGTCCACGGTCTTGAGCCAGCGCACCACGTAGGGTTCGATGAGCTGGGACAATGACAGGCCGCTGAAATTATAGGAGGGTTTCAGCACGTCCGGCACGGTGCGGGAAATGAAGGTCAACAGGCGTGATGCGTGCGTCTGTTTGCCGATGACATACCAGGATTCGGGCTTGTAGAAGTCGGGCGCCGTCGCATCGTTGCTGTTGTACGCGTAGGGCGTCGTCCAGATGGGTTCCACGGGTTTGAAGCCCTGCAGCATGCCCTTGCGGATCGTCGCGCCGTCATCATCCACCAGCAGCGGCAGTCGGCGCTTGTTGTCACTGTCCTGGCCCTTGATGCTGATATAGAGCTGGCCGCGGCCGTAGAACCCGTCATATTCGACAACCTGGCGGATGCAGTCGCGGATGGCGAACTGTTCATAGGCTTTTTCCAGGTCTTGCTGCTCTTTCTCGCTGCACCCGGTAAATTTGATCCATTCGCGTGTCATTTCCTGGGCGATGGTTTCCACGGGGGCGCGGTACTCGCTGCGCTGCGCGAGGTTCGACAGGTACGGATAGCCCGGGAAGCCCAGCCCGCACCATTCGGACTGGTTCAGGTAGCTGTACATGGACAGCGCATTGTCCATAGCCACCGCGCCGCGCCGGCCGCGGGGGACGACGCCCGGGCCCAGCTGGGGCGCCTTGAACTCGCGGTGGTGCATCGTGCCATCGGCCACCATCATGGCCAGGCGTTCCAACAGGATGGCGTTGC